CGTGTACCCCAGAAAGGGATATGAGCCGGAAATATTCTATTACACCAGGATTATACTCCTGGTTTTGGATCAGTTGATTATAGGTGTGGATAAGTAAGAACAGTATCCGTCATTCGTCAAGGCTAGAGGTAGGCCCCACTTGCATTATTGAGTACATTTATGGTTCAATGTATTTGTGGCCAAGATTACGCTTTCTCAAAAGAAAATTCTCAAAGGGCTACTGCACGAAATAGTCCTGCTTAGAGACAAAGCCTGTCTGAAGTGCGGCAACCCAGAATTCCAGATGAGCCACATTTACTCGGTCGGAGCGCATAAGCGGATGGAGTATGACCCAGATAATGTAAAGGCTTTATGCGTAAGGCATCACCTCTACTGGTGGCATAAGGAACCGATTGAGGCTCACGAATGGCTAAAGACGGTGATTCCAAAGGAACGGCTCGATAGGCTTCGACTTTTATCCCAGCAATCAGGACCTACAGGATTCAACTATAAACTTCACAAACTTTTCTTAGAAAAAGAGATAGAAAAACTCAAATAGCCATATGAATATCATCAAATACGCTACCAATTGGAAATACCGCTATTTTCTTAAGAAACTTCGGGGAGTTGAGAGCATGATTCAAGATTTGCTCTTTAAGCGATTCAAGACAGCTGAAATCCGAGAGGAAGTCCGCCAGACCTACGACCAAAAGAAGGCAAAACTGCTTTCTGTTGAAACTACTATCAAGCATGAACGGGAAAAGACTGATGGACGCCAAAACAAGATGGCAGAAGGTGATATTGCCCGTCTTGAAGATGAAGTAATCCGTTTAAAGCAGGATATTGAGCGACATGAAATGCAACTCAAAGGGATTGATATTGATGTAAATGGCTCACCCCGTACCAATGAGTTCCCAGAAGGACACGATGGAATTAATCAGCAATTGGATGGATTGCGAGAGCTTTCTGGAATGTTAAAAGACTATATAAAGAATTTGTAAATTATGGAGGATTCCCTAGAAAAGCTGGGGGATAAGTCGGATTTACCCCAAAGAGATGCAGCTGGCAGGCTTCTTCCAGGCCAACGATCTTTAAATCCAAAAGGGCGTCCTCGTGGCAAAACATTGAAAGAATTTGCAAGGGAATATCTGCTAAATCTTTCTGATTTAGAAAAGACACGATACTTAAAGGAGTTACCACCTGAAATCGTTTGGAGAATGGCGGAAGGTAATCCTCACCAGACCACAGATAATCAAACGGAAGTGACGCTGCCTAAGCCATTGCTTGATGCATTAAAGCCAACCCAACCGGAAGATTCTGGATGAGATAGGCCATTGGCTAGTCCATGCTCAAAGCGAATGGCCTCCCAGCTCCTCTACGCAAGTAGAGGCAGGCAAAAAGGCTTGAAGATGACCTCTCGACTTTTGTCGGGGGGCTGGGAGATCAAATGGTGTTCTTTAAGAAAAGGAATAGGTGGTTTCATGTCAGACATTTGCGAAGAGGAAGAGTCCGAGCGCCCCGAAAAGGACGACGACGATTCCGACTGGTTCGGTGATCAGGGGTGGTTTTGAGATGAGAGTGAGACTAGTAGATTCTAAGAAAGTAGTCGTAATGCGGCACTTTCGTTACGAATCCAAACACATCGCTCTGCTCATGCAGCTTCAGATAGAAGTGCCTGCACTCGATCTCGTAGCCGTTGGACAAGACGGCAAGCCGATGATTGTGCAACCTGCACGCCTCAACCTCGACTATGAGGAGTTACGATTCTTGAACCCCGCAAGTGCCGCGTGACCTCGGTCGCGTATCCTGCCTGGTCGCCTAATTTTTAGGCGATCTACCAGGATAACTAATACAAACAATGTACGTTATAACGAGTGCGACAAAAAAAATAGCTACGATGACAAAGCGCATCAGGGCTATTCAAGGAGGAACATCCGCTGGCAAAACAGTTGCTACTATTGAAGTTTTAATTGATCTGGCTCAAAGGGATGAATTGCCAACGATTACTTCAATTGTTTCAGAATCTTTCCCACACTTAAAACGTGGAGCCATGCTGGACTTCTTGTCTATCATGCAAAAGCAAGGCTATTTTCAGGATAAACGATGGAATAAGACGGATTTCACCTACACATTTCCGAACGGCAGTAAGATTGAATTCTTTAGCGTTGACCAACCAGGGAAGGTCAGAGGTCCACGCCGCGATCGTTTGTTCATCAATGAGGCTAATAACGTATCGTATGAAACATTTGACCAGCTAGAGGTTCGTACAAAGGAGTTTATTATACTGGATTGGAACCCCGTATCAGACTTTTGGTACTACGATAAGGTCGCCCACCGTCAGGACGTTGAGCATATCATCCTCACCTACCTTGATAATGAAGCTCTAGATAAACGCATTATTGATTCTATTGAACAGCGCAAGGATCGTAAGGGTTGGTGGCAAGTGTATGGCTTGGGCCAATTAGGTGAGGTTGAGGGCAAAATCTATAAGGATTGGGAGATTATTGACGAACTCCCCCATCAGGCCCGATTAGAGCGTCGTGGCCTTGATTTTGGCTATACCAATGACCCAACAGCGATTGTTGATGTCTATCAATACAACGGAGGGTATATATGGGACGAGATTTTATACGGCTACGGTTTCAGCAATAGAAGGATTGCTGACACCATCCTGGCCCAAACACATCCAAATGTTTTGACAATTGCTGATAGCGCGGAGCCAAAGAGCATTGATGAGATCAAGGGCTATGGCGTGAACATTGTCGGTGCCGAGAAAGGTAAAGATTCAGTCTTAAATACCATTCAGTTAGTCCAAGATCAGAAGATCAGCGTCACCAAGAGAAGTATCAATATCATTAAGGAATATAGGAACTTCCTTTGGGAGACGGATAAAGACGGAAAGATTCTTAATGTGCCAGAGAGAGAGTTTAAACATTCGATGGATGCCGGAGGGTATGCGATGGCCTCGATCATTAAAAAGCCTAACTTCAAAATGCCACAGGCTTCAGCTCCTGTCGCTCCTTATTACGGAGATAGAGATGTTTCTTTCTGAGGTATGAAGCATTTGATTTATGGGCTTGTTTCGTTCCTTGTTCTCCTTTGTGTATGGGGAGGCTGGATAACCCACGCAATTTATTTCTGTAATTAATATGAAAAAGCAAAAGCTCTACGTCATCAGAAAATACATAAAAGCTACCTCTGCAAAGGACGCAATCAAGAAAGATAAGAGGACCGAAGTCGATGACGTATGGATAGATGAAAAGTGGCAAGGGGAAGACATAATCATGGGTTTCCAAAAAAAATGATATGAAAACTATTGAAACAGTACTACGTCCAGACTTCGATCAATCGAAAGTCGAACAGGTAAAGCAAATCTTCGATGCCCTTATCACTACAGGCGGTCTAACAGGTGTAAGGGGAGGGCAAACCATCATTCACTTTGATGCAGACGGTAACTTTCAAGGTGTTCAGTTGTCCTACTGGCCTTGGCGTCGAAGGAAGGTATGAGCAAGTTCTGGCAAGTAAGGTTAGCGACATTCATATGGGGATTTGCGGTCATTTACGCATTTACAGGGAGAATTGATTTTACGAGCAAAGTCTTTTTAACCCAAGCATTGGGTAATTCAATCATCATGTATCTCATTCTCAAAAAATAATATGAACATTCTTATCACAGGTAACAAAGGGTTCGTTGGTACAGAGACGCAAAAGTATTTTGAATCACAAGACTTAACCGTATTTGGATATGACATCATGGAAGACCATAATGATATCCGTGATTTGGCACGTCTTGAATCTTTCGTGGTGGACAATAAAATTGACAGGATTCTTCACCTTGCTGCTATTGCTCGGTTTGCTGATGCTGATAAAGATCCACAGCTAGCCTTTGAGACAAATGTCCTAGGCACAAAGAATGTTGCTGAGGTGGCTAAGAAATATCATATTCCTGTTGTCTATTCTTCGACTGGTTCGGTGTACATGCCGATTACGGACTTTACAGGGGCTATCAAGGAAGATTGGACGGCTAAGGGTAATTCAGTTTATGGCTGTACTAAGTTTGCTGGGGAAACGTATATCCGTGAATGTAGTCCGTACATCATTCTTCGCTACGCCCATCTTTATGGGAAAGAGAAGCGTATGCATGGCTTGATTGGTGGGTTTGCTGATCGTATCTCACGCGGCCTTGCGCCTACCCTCTATGGTGGTAAGCAGTCTAATGACTTCACTTATATCAAGGATATTGCTCGTGCCAATTATCTGGCTATTACAGCTCCTTGGGATAAATGGAACCAGATCTATAACATCGGTACTGGTGAAGAACTATCTGCTGAAAAAGCAGGCAAGGATATCTGTAAGGCTCTTGGCTGGCCTGAAGATAAGGTAGAGGTGAAAGAAGCCCGTACCGTTGATCCAGAACGTTTCTGGTTTGATTGTACTAAGGCTAAGACCATGCTTAATTTCGAGCCAGAATATACCTTTGCTAAGGGTTTAGAGGATATGTTTAAAAAGGAAGAGGTAAAGGTATGATATATAGGCCGGAACTCTCAAATATTGGCATCCAAATTGATGATTCCTGTACCATCCACTCCCCTGTTTGGATTGGAGATGGTGTAGTTATTGGAAAGAATGTGAAGGTTCAGGCCTTCGCCTTTATCCCGAACGGTGTCATCATTGAAGATGACGTATTTATTGGGCCTCACGTCTGTTTTACAAACGATCCAAAAATGGATATTGTACCAAGAGGAGAGTTCAATCCAACTAAGACTATTGTTAAACGAGGGGCTAGGATTGGGGCTAATGCCTCTATCCGTGCTGGTGTAGTTATCGGTGAGCGTGCTATTATTGGGATGGGTGCCGTGGTTCTACACGATATAGGAGACAACGAAACATGGGTCGGAAATCCGGCCCGTCGTAAATAACAATCCCAACTCAAACATTGAGCGGACTATCACAAGGTAGTCCGCTTTATTTTATGCCGTACAATGTTTTGCAAAATGACTGGCGACTTTCGCCAGAGATGGAGAGGCTTCAGATTGAAAAGAAGTCTGCTCTTGAATTGCAAAAACGGAAATATCTTGACTGGGACGATAACTACGAACTCTATAGGAACAAGGTAAAAACGAATCGTTTGACGCAACGTCAAGCGGTAAATATCCCTTTGATGAAGGAAACCATCAAGACGCTCCTCTCTAAGATCGACGAAAAGCCGGACATCCAATGGAATGAGCGTAGTAATGATGAAGTCAAAACGATCATCTACCAAGAGATTTGGGACCAAAACAGTAAAGAAAACAAGATTGAATTGATTGATTCTCTCGACAAGAAGAATGTTTTGTTATACGGGCTTTCCACAAGAAAGCTCAACATTGTGAAAGATGGAATCAGCATCAGCGTATTGGACAACTACGATATTGCCTACGACCCGCTGATGAATCCTTGGGATATTGAATCGGCGCGTTTTATTATTCACTCAAACATTTTTAAGACTGTCCGAGAGATCCTAGCTGATCCCAAGTATTCCAAAGAGGGTAAGGATGAATTGAAGATTTGGGCTGAAACTCCGG